ACTGGCGAAGAGGATGAAACTCCGGCCGACGAGTAACCCAGGGGGAGCAAGTCTCCCCTTCAATCCAATCTGAAAGGCGAGGGAATCCGAAAGGGTTCCCTTTCTTGCGTCTGGACTCAGGAAAGCTGGGGGAAAAGGAAAAGCCCCAGGAGAGAAGTCTCCTAGGGCGATTCTTTGAAGCTGGGGGAGAGGCTACTCCGAATCTTCAATCCTGTCTCTCAGAGCGACTAGGGAGAGAGATTCCTTAGCAATAGCTTTCTTGACAGAGGGAGTCAATCGTCTCCAAATACTGTCAGGGAGATCCAAGTCTTGGAGTGTCTGCCAAATATAAAGTCTGGTAAGACAAATGTGATGATCGTGTCGGGGAAATAGTTTCATAAATCAATTGTCTCCTGGGGGACTAGTCCCACTTGTAGTCTAAAGTGAACTGCATGTAGAGCGCGTGGGCGAGATCATAGTCCCTATCCGGAACTGCAAGGCGCCATTCGCCTCCATTACCCATAGAGTAAAGAAAAGTCTGAATGTTTTGCTTGGCTAGGAATCTAGCCAAGTCCATTGTGAAGGGGACAAGCGTCTCGCTGTAAGCTGCGTAGATAACTGAATGAGTTAGATTAGAGATCATACCCAAAGATACCACGGTTCCCGGGAATCCAACCTAAGACTTTCTTAATCTAGCTCACTTTCTTCTGCGAAGCACTTGCCCTAGCAGATCACTTGGCGAAGCAAAGTACTTTGCAGTGCAGAGAACTTTATCCGATCAAGTACTCTTCAGGAAAAAGCTTAACCGTTACTTAACCGTTAAGGGTACCGGTACTCCCCCAAACTGGAGGGGCCAGCTTTAAATTGGGGTATACTACTTCCCACACAAAAAGCTTTGTCCAGAAACTACTTCAAACTTTCCGGAATCCAAACCAGATTCCAAATGAACCATACCTCACCTCTGGCTCCGCCAGAAATGGAGATTCCATGAATGCAAAAGACTTTGCCCAGCTGCCCCCCGAGGGCGTAGCCAAGATGGCCCAGGAGATTGTCTTTGAGAGGAAGAAAACCTCACCGAAAGTCTCTCGCCCCAGAGATGAAAAAGATCAGCAGGAATCCTTCCGCCAGCTAGAGAATCCCAAGCTATCTGTTTCAGTTCGAGAGGGATTCAGAATGCGAGGGGAAGCAATCGCCTGCGATCTTTGTGTCTACGGAGAGAAGTGGGCGAAGGAGCACTCCCCCGAGTGTGAAACTCTTCAGCCCCTGGTTCTAATCCGTCCAGACAACTATACCGGACGGGTAGAAGTCTTCGACGGGACCTACAAGATCGCCTACACAAGGGAGGTTTGGCGAGAACTCTGGAAGGGAGGGATCCTAGAGAGCCAAATCACTTCCTTCGTCAAAACCGCTGATGGCAACTATGCAAATCCGACAGTAAACTGCCCTCCCCAACTCTCCCGGTTCATCCAGAAAGCGGTCCAGATGATTCCCACCTACCTAGAAATCTTTGAAGATACAATCCTGGAAGAAGGAGAATCCTCAGATGAAGAGTAGTATCAGAAAAAAAATCGAAGATGAACTCTCTCGCCAGAAGGAAAGACAAGCCATGCGGGAAGAGAAACGGAAAAGAAGAGCACTTCTCGAACGCGAGAACCGGGCCTACTACCTGAAGGTGGCTCCTTGGAAGGTAAAGCGTTGATTTCAAAGGCCCCTGACAGGCTGTAGCACTCCGCAGCGAGCCCATGCTACCCTGGGGGCACGGCATACCATGGGGTAAAATGGACATCTTCAAAATTGTAAAGAGTTTTCTCGGATTACAATTAGTCGTAATTGTCTTCTCGGCTGGAATTCTTTACCAGCGGTTGAATGCTCTTGAGGCCCAAAGTACTGAAAAAATTCACAAATTGGAGGCGGATGTCGATGAGCTCAAAACTCGCTACTATGAATTATCTTCGAGAGTCAATTGCTACCCGGCTCCAAACAAAGTTCGCAAGCAGTAAAGTACACGAGCAAGCTAATCTCCGCGTCCAACTCTCTCCCTTCACGAGACAATTAATCGAGGAAACTCATGGCACTTCTCAAACCCCCAGTGGAAGCAGTTTTTCAGCAAGAAGGTTACGAGCCCGGTCACAATCCAACCATGGAGATTCTCCAGAGGGCTAAGATTGCAACCAGTGCGGCCGAAGAGAAAAGACTCTCCGCATCCGAACTTCTCTCCCGCAAAGGACTTTCCAGGGAGCAAGCTGCTGGCCAGTTGATTGAAACTGCTCAGTATGCAAGTGATGAAGCTCTGAGATTTCGAGCCCTGGAAAAAGTTCTCAGCATTCATTCAATCATCCAAGACAATGAGACTGCTGCTCCAGTAGTCAATATCAATATAGTTGGTGGGGGTGAAATAGCCTCCCTCAACTCAATCTTAACGCCGAGGCAAACAAACCGTGAGTAAAGCAATCGAACAGCCAGAAGGAAAGTCGGAGGGATTTGGAACCAACCCAGATCACTTCTACACCCTCTACTACAAAATCAACTACAGTAAACCGCAGGACAAGACTTTCTACTTCCCGGGGACTATCCAGGAAGCTCAGGCAAGAGCCCAGGAACACTGTAAAGCCATGGGGTACCGATTCATCGTGATTCGGAAATTCCTGGCAAACTTAGACGTCCAAGAACAAAAGAAGGATCACGAAGAAGATGCCGTTTAAACCGAAATCTAGCCCGAAGAAGAATCCCCTGGAGGTAAATGTTCCTCTCAGGAAAGAAATCCAGGAGATGAATCAAGACGACGACCAGTTTCTTCTCCCCGAAGAGCTGGAAATCCTCCTGGAAACTCTGGAGAGATATGGAGAGAGTCCCGAGCACTTCATTCCCGACGGTGGGTTTGTGAATATCTCGGATGGAGATGACGAGGGAGAAAAGCATTACCTGCTCCGATTTGCCAATGGATTCATGTGCAACGCAGGAATGATCATCAACAACATTCGGCGCCATGGGCAAAAGATGGGCATCCAAATTCTCTTCAATGAGATGCTTATCAACAACTGCTTTGTCCCTTCCTGGAAGTACGACAAGGTTCGCTAGGAAAGTCCGAGGGGCATCCAAAGGAGGTGATCCGGTGAGAAAGTTTTTCAGGATGTCTACGCTAAAGACAATCCTTTTCCAAACAAGTGCTGTTGCAATTCAGTTTGCTCCCATCTTCCCAGAAGAGTATCAGGGGACAGTTCACGCGACGGTGACAATCCTTCAGGGAGTTCAAGCGCTGCTTGCACTTCACTCCAACCCAGATGGAACTCCGGCGGAAGTTTCCTATCGCCCCCAAGTTCACGGGATCACAAATCGCTCGACGCAGTAGAGTCTTTTAGACAGGAAGTGAGTGAGCAGTGCAGATTGACTTCAAATTCCAAAACGAGGCCCAGCAAGAGTTCTTCTGGAAAACAGAAAGAAACCAGGCACTCTCCGGCGGCATCAATAATGGAAAGACCTATGTAGGTTGCATGAAAGCTTTCTGCCTGCTCACTACTTTCCCTCGATACAGAATGGTTTTCGCTCGGCAGACCTTCAAGGACCTGAAAGACACAACTCTAAAGACTTTCCTGAAGATTTGCCCCGCCAGTTTCATCGCTCAGTTCGAGCAGCAATCTGGCTACATGAGGTTTCTGAACGGGTCAGAGATTCTCTGGAAGCATCTAGATCAGTTCGACGAAAAGTCTCTCCGCGGCCTAGAGATTAACTCGGCGCTGGTAGACCAGGCAGAAGAAATAAATGAGTCGACTTACTTAGTCCTCGATTCTCGTATCGGTCGCTGGGACAAAGCTCAGGTGCCAGAACACCTGCTGAAAGCAAATCCCAACTGGCCAAAGCATCCGCTGGGACACTATCTGGTCCCAACTTACATGATGCTTCTCTTTAACCCCGACAATATCTTTCACTGGGGCTACAGAAGGTATCACCCAGATTCTCTCGAACGACGTCCACTACATATAATGGTGGAGGCGGAATCCGATCCGTCTCTCACTTCGGAAGAAACCCACCGGGAGAATCTCGGCAGGGACCCAGAGTGGGTGGACCGATTTATTAGGGGGAAGTGGGGAGTTTCGACAAGTCAGATTCATAACCTCCGAAATGAATCCATCTTGGAGTACTCCCCTGAACTTTTAGAACAGATCTTAAAAGAAGGAACTCTGTACAGAGCACTTGACCACGGAGATGCTTCTCCCACCTGTTGTCTTTGGATTGCAGCTTGGCGCGGAATCTACATTGTGTATCGGGAATACTATATGCCCAATGCACTTATCTCGACGCACAGAAAGAACATCGCAGCACTTTCTGGCGCTGAGAAGTATGCCGCCAACTATGCAGATCCTTCCATCTTTCACAAGAACCAGCAGAGAAATGGATCCTTTTGGACAACTGCTCTGGAGTATTCTACCACCGAGGTAGATGGTCCTCCGCTGGCTTGGATTCCTGCCGACAACAATGAATTGGCCACAAGGAATAGAATCAACGAACTACTTGCCCTGAACCCGAGAGTTCGTCACCCGAATACAAGTCCCCTGGAACTTCACTATCCCCCGTCGCCAAGTCTCTACTTCATCAAGAAGTCTCCAGAGTATCCAAACGGGTGCGAACATTCAATCATCCAGATAGGACTTCAGCGGAAAAAGAAAATAGGAGACGACAATGGTAAAGCCATCTACTCGGACGAGCGGGAAAGTACTGTTGTTGACCATGCTTATGATCCTGTCCGCTACTTTGTGGCAGCTCATGGAAAAGCATCGCCTCTCAAAAGAGCAGCTCCGCCTAAACTCTCCTTCCAGCGATACTTGCTCGCTGAGAAAAAGCGAATTAACGCAATGCCCGCCCACAGGAGTCAGTCTTGAAGAATAAACAAGTAACTCCAGGAGTTAGAAAGCTTCAAATAGAACAGGCCGAAAAGTACTACTCCAGCTGGGAATCACTTTACAAGGTGTCTCAACTGGCCGACTACTATAGAGGCTTTCAGTGGAAGACTGCCGATTCGGATTACAATCCCTATACGGTAAATCAGTTCTACTCTACAGTCAAGAGCAAACTTGCTTCCTACCTGTTTGCCAACCCGAAGTTCAATCTTTCCCCCAAGCCGGCTTTCTTTGACTGGGATTTAGAAACGGCCATCAAATCTGCTCAGCTGAAACAAGATTTGCTGGAGCATTTGATTAACCATCCCAAGTCTAAGTTCGCAGAGGAGATTCGTCGGGCCTTCATAGATTCTCTGCTGGGATTTGGACTTCTCGAAGTAGGGTATGCCGCTGATTGGATTCTGAATCCGAATACACAGAAACCTCTCCTAAAGTCAATGACTGACCCCAACTACCAACCGGGGTCGAAAGACAAGGATCCGGTGGTTTCTGAACCGGCAGAAGTTCCCCAGGATGAGAGAATCTACTTCAAGCGGATTAACTTTCGTCGATTCAGAACCTCCACATCAGATGCTTTCTACCTCGACCAACTTGACTGGTACGGATACTGGGAGCTGGTTTACAAATCCGATCTCGAAGCAATGCCGGGGATTAAACTCCCAGACAATACAATAACCTCCTCGATCTTTGACAACTTAAACTCTTCAGTGGCTTCAAGTGATCTCTCCGTGCTGGAAAGAGAACTCTATGCTTCTGGCCAGCTCGTGAAAGTCTGGAAGATTTGGGACAACCGTGCCAGAGAGAAACAGCTCATTCTAGGAAGTACAGGAGATATTCTCTTCAGTGAGCCAATCACTGGTCAGGACATCTTTGATCTCCGGTTAGATGAGGATCTCGAAGGCTTCTACCCTCTTCCTCCTGCTTTTCAGTGGATTTCTCCGCAGAATGAAATCAATGAGACTCGGGAGCAACTTAGAAACCATAGAAGACGATTTGTCCGAAAGTATCAAGCTCTGACGGGAACTATTGACGAAGCAGAACTAGTGAAGTTTGAAACTGGAGGGGATGGGACAGTCGTATTCGTAGGAGATATGAATGGAATACGTCCTATTGAAAATGCCGATCTCGGCGCTTCTGTACAGCAATCTTTTATTTCCTCTCGTGATGATTTTCGTATTGTTTCCGGTACTTCAGCGGAAATGCAAGGGATGGCAGACAGAACTACCGCCACCCAAGCAAGCATCCAAGAGGGAAGGGCTTCCTCTAGAGAGAATTACGAGCAAGAGTTTATCCAAAGTTGGCTTTGTAAAATAGCCGCAAGAACTCTCGCCATCGCAGAGTTGAAGTTCACAGAGGAAGTCTGGATTCAAACTTCTGTTGACGTGTCAGAAGGTTTGGGTGAGGAGATTCAGGAGGTTAGCTCTTCCTACAAACTTCTCTCTCCCGCTGACATCCAAGATGGCTATGATTACAAAGTAGCCATCGACGTAGTTTCTCTCTCGCCGCTTCAGGCAGAAGTTGAAAAGAGGAAGTTCATCGAGTTTATCTCTCTCCTGCAAAACTTCCCGGCGCTGGGGCTTTCTCCTATCTTGATAAGAGAAGCCGCCTACCGGGTAGGATATCGCAATGAGAAAGTGATTCGCGAAATGCAACAGGCAGCCCTCCTTTCCATGATGGCCCAGCAATCTCAGGGTCAGGGAGATGCAACTGCTCAACGAATTGTCGCCAAGCAGACTCCTAACACCCAGGAGCAAATCACCAACCAACTTCAAGGACAACTGATGCAATGAAATACATGAAGAAAGAGAAGAAAGAGAAGAAAGACAAAAAGCCTTGCAAGGTGGCCAAGAATGCCGTGGCTGCCAAACTCGCTTCGATGATGAAGAAGAAGTAAATCTCAAACCCCCGCTAGAGGAAAGACAATGGCTCAACTAGACACGACCAGTACCGAACTTGACGAGATTGAAGAGACTACGGACGCAGAAGAAACTGCTGACGAAGAAACTTCTGATGAGGATGGATCTGAGTCTGACGATGAAGATTCTGATGATTCTGATTCTGAAGATGATGTTGACGAAGAAGAACTTGCGCAGGCGAAAACACTTGCGAGGGCGCTAAAGAATCCTGCTCAGGCGAAAGCCCTGCTGGATCAACTTACCGCCACGGCCAAGAAAGCTGACCCGGAGTTAACTACTCAGGAAGCAAAAAAGGCTGTCGCAGATGTCCTCCGAGAAGCATTGAAAGACGAGAAACTCTTCTTCCTTGCAGAAGCCCTCGGGCCTGCTCTTGAGAAGCTCCTGGATGGCGTTCGGAGTGAATTCTCCGGCGCCCTGGGAGTCCTTCACCAAAACCAGTTGCGAGCCCAAGCTCAAGAAGCGCGGGACCAACTAAATCGAGAAACAAAAGGCGACTTCGCCAAACTCGAATCTACGATCATGAAACTGATGGAAGAAACCCCAGTGGGGAATAACACTCCAAAAGTTTATCTCCGCAAGATGTACCGCTTGGCCAAGGCAGAAGAAAGCGAGCGCCAAGCAAAAGCAGCTAAGCAGCAAAGGCAGAAGCAAAATTCTGGCAATCCATTGGATCGGCTACACGGGATTAGTTCCAAGGAAACAACTTCCAAGTCAACTAAGTCCCGCACTACAGAAGACACTGTGAACGCAATTGCTGACAAGCTGGGACTTTAGTCTCAGGAGAAAAGAATGAGTATCACTGTTGGGAGTCCTTCTCCCTCACAACTGATTAAAAATTTCGACGCCCTTATCACTCAATCCATCGAGCAATCTGAAAACGAGATGGTTGATGCTATCGGCATCGAAGTTCCCACGATGAATTTGATTCTCAAGTCGGGACAATACAAACCCGCCAAAGGAATCCTCATCGGAATCCCCCTGATGTATCAACTTGCCGAGATGGATTCGTACTCCGGGTACGATGAACTCTCCACGGCAACAATTGATGGCATCACGAAAGCGATGTACGAGTGGCGACAGCTCGCCGTGCCTGTTTCTTATTCGATGGAAGAGATTCTCAAGAACCAAGATGGTTTGCGGGATCTTGCCACCTCGAAAATTGATCAGGCCAAAATCGGATTCTCCGAGGGCTGGGCAAAGTCCATGTGGCGAGGAAATGGCAATGGGGCACTTCGTAGCCCGAAAGTCTCTCCCGTCAATGGAAGTCAGGGCATCGAACCCATGGGCGAGCTGGTTGACTTTACGCCGACCACTTCTACCGCGGTGGGAAACATCAACCAAGCCACTTATCCCTGGTGGCGAAACAAGTCGGTCACTTCTACGGCAACCACCTATGAAGGCTTTCTGCGAGAGATCTCCCGGATCTACAATCAAATTGCGGCCGATACTGGCGGCGTCCCGGATTTGATTCCGATGGATCTTGATTCCTACGAGAACTTTGTTTTCGCGGCGTATCAGAAATATCGGCAGACGACTTCGGATCAGTCTTTCCCCTTCGAGAACACTATGTTCAAAAAGGCGCGAGTTGTTCCGGATCAGCTTGTCCCCGATGCCTTCTCGAATCTGATTTCGACGGCGACTTGGGGCTCGGCTTACTTCCTTTCCATGAAGTTCTGGCGTACCCGCTACTTCAAGGGCCGGGATTTCAAAATGCTCACCGACGAAAACGGAAAGGCATTCCAGAAGCCGCACAACGGAGACTCTCGGATTGGACATCTTGCTTGGATGGGTAACAACTGCCCCAGCAATCGTCGCAAGATGGGAGTTCTTGGCAAGATCGCGAGAAGCCTGAGCTAATAGACATTTCGAAGGAAGGAGAATCACACAATGAATATTAAATCCCTTGGAAATGCTCCCGAGCGGCGAATCACCACGGTCCGAAGTCATGAAGCGTCGGTCACAATTGGCGTAGGGCGTCCTGTCTGCTTCAATGTAGATGGGACTCGTACTTGTCAGGACGTAGTACTTCCCGGCACGGGAGGAGCTGCTTTGGCAACTTCTCTTTTTGCTGGAATTGCTGCTGAGGACATTGAACCCGGCACGTTTGGAATTGCTATCGCAGGAGGTTTTTGTCAGTACGCACTTGTCACCAGGCAAGTTCGTGCCGCCTCGACAGACTCTTTTGCGTCGGCAGCTTCTATTCCGGCCGGTGCAATCCTTCAGGTGGATACTGCTGGCAATGCTTTGTCTGTGTCGGCAAACTCTCTCGCTGTCTCGGGTTTCTTCCCTGCAATGGTTTTGGCAGAAAGCATGTCTTCACTGGCAAGCGCTGCTTCGGCTACTTCACAAACTGCTCTGCGGATCGAAACCATCACGAAAGTCTGGCTTCGTCTCCTGTAACTCGAAACACCAAACCTACCGGGGGAGCTTAGTCTCCCCCTTAGGACTTTATGCCCATACCACAAAATCCTAAAATCTTCATCGGAATCAATACTCTTTCCACCATCAACTCCATGGTTTACTCGAATCATTTGGAGTTTTTTACACAGCTAGGGAGGGAATACCCCCGCGGGCAGGTATCTCTTTTTACTCCCCGAAGATTCTCCATTGACACAATGAGGAATATGGCGGCAAAGCTTGCCGTAGAGAATGATTACGACTATCTTCTCTTCATCGACGATGACATCCTCCTCGAAGCGACTGCCCTGAAGCAGTTAATCGATCGAGATAAAGACATCATCGCGGGATTGACAATGATCCGGGGATATCCCTATCGCCCCATGATGTTCCGCTTCTCTTCTGAAGGTGCCTTGGGAATCTTTGAAGAGTATGAAAAAGCTACAGATTCAGATGGGTTGGTACAAGTAGATGCCGTCGGATGCTCCTTTACTCTCATCAAAGTAGATGTGATCCGGAAGATGTCTCCGCCATACTTTGTTACCGGGGCAATGAATACTGAGGACGTTTACTTCTGCCTCAAGGCACTTCAGGCTGGAGCGGAAATCTTTGTCGACACACTTGTCCCCACCGGACATCTTCTTGACCCTCAAATTTTGACTCCACGGAATGCAAAGCGCTTAAAAGAAATCGCAGAGGAGACAGATCCTACCCTGCTGCCCAAACCTGTTGACCGGGGAGAAGAGTACTTCGAAAGGAATGGTATCACTCTAGGAGATCCCGATGTGGAAACTGTATAACATTGGATGTGGCAGCCACAGGATTGAGAAGGCGATCAATTGTGATATCAACCCGGCAAACAATCCGGACAAAGTCTTTGACTTCACGAAAGATTGGCCAATCGAGGATCAGTCAGCCGATCAGATTATCTTCTCGCACACGATTGAGCATGTTCCCCCCGGCCATCACAAGTTTATCCTGAAAGAGATGTGGCGGGTGCTCAAGTTTGGCCGGACGGTAGTAATCTCCTACCCAGAGTTTCGGGAGTGCGCGGAGAGATATCTGAGGAATGAGGGTGGGCAGAAAGACTTCTGGGAGGCAACTCTCTACGGCCGGAGGACTTCTCCCTACGAGTTCCATGTCTCCCTGATGGACACTTCTTCCTTCACCAAACTACTCGTCGAGGCAGGATTTCGTATCCTGAAACAGAGTCCTGAGCTGGGAGAACCTTACAACACAGTTCTGGTAGCCGAGAAGGTGACAAAGCCAAGGTCGAAAGAAGATGTGCTTCAAGAGGTGATTTTTGACAAGAAGCGATCTAAAAACACAAGTTCGTCTCGCACTTAGTGAGCCGGCGGCAATCTACTGGACCGATACTGATTTGAATGAATCGGTCCAGGACTCCTACAATCTCTCCGCCGTACTCTCCGCTACGATCGAGAAGTCGGCTACCATCAATCTCCAAGCCAATCTAACTTACTACGATCTGGAGACTCTTATCCCGGATCACTACGCGACCTTTTCAGTCTTCAACCCCGAAACGAGAGAATTTCTCACCCCCACTTCTTCACTCCAGTTAATGCAAATGCGCCCAGATTGGGAGCTTGCAACTGGAACCCCTCGTAAGTTCTTTCCACTAAACTTTCGCTATCTAGCGATCTTTCCTCGCCCGGTCACTACTCAGGGCACACTTACAATTAACTATCGGGCGAAAGCCCCCGAGCTGACTTCTGATGCGACCAGCTTACTTACCCCGACGGAACTAGATCAGGGCTATATAGAGTATGTCGTTGGAGACTTGCTGGCTCAGCAGACTGAACTGAAAAAGTTTCAACGCAGGTATCTTCAGTTCCTCAAAGGACTTAAGTCTGCAAAGTCTAGGGCCAACAATAGACAATTGCCTGACAGGATTTATCAGCTCAGGCCGCAAGGAATGACATGACAAGTCTCGAGCTAGCTTATGTTCGAAGATATCTCAATGACTCGGTAAACTTCACCGACTCCTACCTAAGTACTCAGTGGGCAAGGGCCGAGCTGGAAGTCTCTCAGCTAGTCAAATGTCTCGTAGCCAGGGTTGCTCTTCCGACAACTGTGAATAAGCGGGACTACATTCTCCCCGAAGACTTGATTGGCATCATGGCAATCACTTGGAAGGGGTATCCAGTTGTTCCAATCGGATTTGAAGACTACCAGAAGTTCTCGCCGCATGACATTCCCGTTGCCGGAGAAGGAGTCTTTGACCCATTTGTCTTTGACCCGGTAGTATTTGACACTGGCGGGATCTCCGGGGTCTATATAGGAAAACCCGAGCGATACTTCTTCAATCGGGAGCAATTCAACACGATCAGGTTCTACCCTGCCCCAAATGAAGTTCTTACCGGGGGAGGAAATCTCTGGGGGCCTGACATCCAGGACAAACTGATTGTCCAGTACTTCCAGCGACCGAATGAATCGGTGAAGATTCCCTCCTACGTCAGAAGACTCTTGCTTCGCAACTACACTCTCTGGAAGTCTTTCGAGCGCGAGGGGGATACCCAGAACCTAGAGATGGCTAACTTCTACTCTGCGCTCTACACACAACTTTTAGATACATTTACTCTCGTCAACGAGGGAGTCTTTGTGTCAAGGATTCGCCAGCTGGGAGGAAACTCTCCAGCCCAAAGTGTTCCACCCCGGCCGCAACTTCCATCCCGGTACTGGACACCCACAAGGAGATAAAATGGCTATTAAATTTGGTTCCCTGCTGGCTACAATTGCCGCTGGAGCTTCTCTTTCCGACGTAGTTACTTTGAGCAAATCGAATGTAATTGCGATTCAGATTCCCGCTGTCTGGACTTCTGCCTCCATCACTTTCTCTGTCTCAGCGGACGGAGTTACCTACTCTGATCTTCGGGATCAGGCGGGGAATGAGTTCACAATTCCTGCCGTTGCTGGAAAATACTTCGGTGGGCTTGATGTCCGGGTCATGGGAAGTTTCAACTACATGAGGATTCGCTCCGGGACTTCTGCTTCTCCAGTGAATCAAACCTCTGGCGCAGTTCTGAATTGCGTTCTTCAGAATGCCATCAACTAACGCCGAGCAAAGACTAACCAGGTGGGGGCAGTTAATCGCTGCCCCTTCTCTATCTAGGAGTAAGGAAACCCATGGGAAACATAACTCACTCATACGTTAGTCCTCTTCCTCAGAGTGCTGACCCAACTGTTGTAAGCAGAAACTATTGGAACGAGGCCCACGTAATAGATGAGACTGGAATTCTAGTCGGAAGTTCTTCCAATTCAATTGTAGGGGTTTCGACTGCAAACAAGGGGAGCTTTCTCCAGGCTGCCAGAAATGCAGCTGCGAATGTTTACCAATTCACCCGGCTAACCCCGGTGATGGCAATTGAATTTAAGTTTACAATCCCCGGAGTTGCAAATCTTACGGCCGGAGTTTCTGCTATCATCACTCCTGCGGTGATGCCAGATGGGATTACCGCTGATAGTGTTAGCAAGCACTATGTCCGCATCGTGGATGCAATTGGCGGCAACGAGACAGTTCTCATCACGGCAAGAACTGCTACTACGTTTACTTTTACCCCCACGCTAAGTCACTCGGCGGCAAACTACACCATCGTAAGTGCTAGCGACGGAATTCAAGAAGCTATCAAATGGGCAGAGCTTCAACCAGACGGAGCCGGGATACATTTAGACTACGGCCTTATGTATGTCTACCAGACTATCTGGTTGAAAGGTGTTCCTGCGGTGGGAATCTTTGGCGCCGGGAAGCAAGCTACTACGGTCGTCGGGATGTTTGCCGCTGGAGACATCTTCTACTGCGATAATAGTAGTCAGCTAATTGGCTTCTTCGAATTCTCAATCGGCCCAGGAGTTACTCACACCAGCGGGGCAGTCTTCCACCTGAAAGACAATACTGGCGGCTACCCAGTTCTCCAAAACATTCGTGTCGTCCAAGCCTTTATTGGTATCTGGATTGACAACTCCGACTTTGTAACTCTCCTGAACTGCGATGTGAATGGTGACCCGAATCCCAACGCACAGGATCTTGTCCTGATGTCGGGAAGCCCTGGGGATATCACAATCATTGGCGGTGTATTTATGTGCGCCGAGATTAATAACCCGAATATGACTGATTACGGAATCAGAATTACCGGGTTAGATGGTCTTACTGTCTACGGTGCTCACATCAGAGCGAATGTCGGGGTAGGAATTTTTCCTCCCGCTGGTGGTCAGATTGGAACTGCTCTCTTTGAGGGTTGCATCATTGACAAATGCCGCGAGCAGAATATTGCCATTGGCACAATTCCTCTCAATCCTCCGGCACTTCTCTCCAATGTCCAATTTGTGAACTGTCACATCTTGGGCGGCAATATCATGCAGGACGTGGATATGATTGTCGTGGACACTACTTCCATGGGAACTGTCCGTTTCGGTCTTTCTTTCGTAGCCTGCGTTATTGCCAACGGGAATAAAAACAACATGAGCATCACTGGGGTTAACACTTTAGCCTTGGTGGGAAATGCCATCGCAAACTCAAACTGGCTGTCTTCTACCGGAGTTGGAGCTAGCATTATAAACTGCACTGCTCTAACCGTCGTTGGAAATATTTTTGAAGATACAAGAACCCCTGCCCTGCAACAGTATGGGCTAGTTCTTGGTGGCGCTATCAACCTGATGGCGTTTAGCGGAAATGTCTTTAAGAACAATTTACTCGACCCAATCAACAATCTGGCCACGATCACAAATTCGACCCAGGGAATAAATGCTGGGCTGACTACGGAGCGTCCCACGATTGCATCCGCTGCTACTATCAGTGTCGCTTCACTTCGTAGCAGCTACCTAATCACGGGCACGACCACAATCAACACGATCAATGGTTCCGTCGGCAGCGGAGACATTCGCTACCTGTTTTGTCCCTCTGGTTTGACTTTTGGCGTGGCCGGAAACATCGCAAATACTCTAACTACCTCGGCCGCAGGTCAAGTAGTGACAATTATCTGGGATGCAATTGATTCCAAGTGGAGGATTCGCTAAGTGCAAGAAGTGATTCGTGCAGTCTGGCCTGAGGGTTGGACACCTAACTCGGACGGAAAGAATGGCTCCCCCCAGGGACTTCTTCGGGCAGACAATCTCCGCTGGAATAAAGAAGGAGCTCTGACACTTTGTCGGGGCTCCAAGATTGTCTCCAGCGGGCCTCTTTCTGCTCAAATCACTCAAATCTACACCCAGAAGTTTAATCTCAGCACTTATGGTGGGTCGGGCTATCCCTCCAGTGCTAAAGTAAGGTACGTCCATTTACTTAACGGGACCATCCTTCGCAACTACGGCCCCACTTTTAAGTCCCTAGAAGACTTTGAGACGCTGGTTGCTTCCGGTGGAGACTTACTGGAGTCAGCGTTTGTCTCCATGTACGGGCATGTCTACATGCTGACAGGACTTGTCAAGCGGAAAGACAATGGGCTGGAGCAATATGATATCGGAGTACCTGCTCCAGCAGCTCCTTCTATCTCGGTAAATGCTCCTCCCAGCGTGAATTGCTCTGCCCTGAATGCTGGAACCTTCTCAGATTGGGTTGCGGTAGAAAGTGGTGGGACGTTTGTAGATACCTCTGACTATTTACAAATCAATGCAAACTCTTCCACCCTGCGGGGAGTTGCTCAGGTAGGATCTGCCTCGACCCTTACTCTGGATACTACCAATTTCTCTGGTGTCTCAGGAAGAGATACTGGGGACGATATGTTCAAGTGGAATGTCCGCGTCTCAGATACTTCCGTCCTAATCTCCGTCCGTCTAGAGTTTCTCCTCGATACACCAGTCTTTCCGGCTACCACTACCGAGGACGTGCTAAACTACTACTGGTATGAGTGGAATGCTAGAGAATCTGCTCCGATTTCACTTGGTGGGGCCAACGTAGACAATGTAGGCTTTGAAGTCTCCGCCGATGAAGTAAACTTGGCCAATCAGGACTTGGAATCTGGAATTGTCTATACCCCGAGTTTCCGCCTCGGCATCAACACCTGGTCCCTGCTGCAAGCTAAGCGGGGAGACTTTAATCGTGTCGGGACAGATGACTCGAAGAACTGGACAAATGTCAAGGGGATTAGAGTCAGCTTCAACGGTGTTTCCTCGGTGGAAATTGTCTTCAATGATCTCTTCTTCGAGGGCGGCGTTACTTCCCCGCTGACCGGATACTACAAGTGGGTTCAGACTTCTGGCCGGCAAACCGAGTATCTAACGGAAAGTCTTTCAGGTGCAGAGTCTACCGAGCAGGAACTAAGATCGGCTTCGGTTACTATCACCCCGGCGGTTCCCAATGCCCAGGCAAACACTGTGAGAATCTACCGCTCTGGTGGAACTCTTCCGGGCTACTACTTGGTCAAGGAGAATCAAGTTCAGTATGTAGAAAGTGCTTCCAACGCGGCTGCTGCGGTTATCACTAAAACTGCCCATGGATTGACTTCCGGCAACACAGTCTTCTTCTCCTCGGGGATTGCAAACTGGGCGGCAGTAAATGGCTCGCGGGTGGTAACTGTTCTCTCAGCAAACACTTTCTCCATCCCGGTAAACTCGTCTAGCTTCGGTGCTCTCACGGGACAATTGGCCTATGTCAATATCTCCCCCTTCACAGATACCTTGTCAGACATTGACGCTAAGACATTCAATCAACCGCTAAATGTCTTTCGGGATGCACTTCCTTTCGACATCGTAGCCGCACTACCGATTAATCGCAGGATTCTCTATTTCACCCGTTCCAGTTGCTACCCTTCACTTCAGGATGACCCAGAAATCTATGATCCTAGGACTTCTTTTACTCTGTCCGGCTCTGAGACTGAGTATGTTCTATTCGCAGCGCAAGTCTCCGAAGGTGTTATCATGGTGGGGACGACGAAAGATATCATCGTCATCTCTGGCAAGTTCTCGGATCTCGGCAACGGGTTACTTGACTACTCGGTCACGAATCTCCAGGTGGCAAACCCGCCGGTGTCGAAAGCTTTCATCGTAGAAGACTCTTCGCTGATTTATCTAACCGCTAATGGGTGGAGAGCCAGGGTGGGGACTTCTGACCAGGAGATCTCTTCTGGCCTAGCCAATCTCTACAACGGATTTGAATGTCATGGAATCACTCCTATCGAATACTCCGGAACTTTCTCCTGTACACTCAGGAAGGGGGAGTTTATCATCTCATCCCCCCATACCGGGGACTTCGGAAGATCTCTCCAGTGCTTCTCTTTCAAGAACAAAGTCTGGCGGATGGAAAAGCTTTGGGATGCTGGACCCAACAGGCCGAATGCTAACGCTCCAATTGTAATCTACACCGAGGACGATGGAACTCTCCTAGCGGGAACTGAGGCTACGGGAGACTTGAATCTCAGGGAGTATGACACAGGAACTCTGATTGACGAGGCAGATCCTCTCCCCTTTAGATTCCTCACCGTCTTCGATCACCTGGGGACCCCAAATAACCGGAAGGACTCTTTCACCCTAGCTTTAGAAGCTGACTTCGGGGCTTCTGCTACGGTGCAATTAGCGGTGAGCGGACTTACCCAGACTGGGACAATCTCCACCGTCTCAAGTAGTCTGGTCTTCGCAGGTCCTGAGATAAAGACGATTGACCTCTCGCCACTTGGGCTCTGCAAGAGATATCAGGTTGAACTTTACTCTACCGACGGGGTAACCAAAGCTGACATCAAACAGTTTGGCTTCGTGGTAGAACTCCGGCCGACCCAGACAAACTTCCTCAGGATTCCTCCGACCAACTGGGGAACTCCTAGCAGAAAGAGAATCCCTGAGTTTCCATTCCTCATCGACACTCTAGGAAACAATGTTACTTTTACCCCACGGGTAGATGCGGTAGCCCAACCTACTTCGGTAGTGAATACAATCGACGCGCTGCCTTACTCTCACTTATTCACAACTGACGTGGCAGGATATGCTATTGGCGGTTTCCTTCAAGCGACAACTGGCGTCTTCGAGTACTATGACCTGATTCAGCCCCGCGAGGTGGAAATACTCCCTGACCCGGTAAAGTATAAGCGGATACCTTACTCCAACCTGGGAACTATCTCCAGAAAGCAATTCGTCCGCTATGCAATTGTCATCGACACACGCGGCAGCAATGTCACTCTCACTCCAATTGTAGATGGGGTGAACCAGACTCCGCTGGTCATCAATACTAACCGGAAGCAGACAGTAATCTACACGTTTACTTCCCTAACCGAGGGAATTGACATCGGGGGAGTTCTCGAAGGGGCAAATCCTTTTGAGTTCTATGGCCTAGATCCAGCGGAGAATGTCTTTGAGAAGCTACCCGCTAGGTCTAAGTTTCTCCAGATTGAAACTAACTTCGGCAGCCCAAACAAGAAGCGGATCAGAACTCTTCCCTTCAAGTTATTTTCGAATGGAGGAACTGTAACTCTCGCTCCATTCGTGGACGGAGTTGCCTATCCTACGGAGACTTTCTCCTCGACAGAACCGCGTACCATGTTTTACATGTTCGACACTGATGTATTTGGTGTCGATCTCCGGCTGGAGGTTTCTTCTCCCACTGACTTTGAATTCTACGACCTGTTTAGTCCCGCCGTGGTGGAGATCTTACCGATTCAGAAACGGCTGGATCAAATTGGTCCGATGGAATTCAATCGCTACGGTAAACTCTATTCCTTCTCACTTTGGGCTCTCTGCGAGGGTTCTGTGATGAACTATAGAATCTACAACAATGATGTCCCTATCTCGGTTGGAAACTTCGCAACAACCCCGGGCAAGGAAGTTAGGTATAGGGTTCAACTTCCCAAGTATATCAACTTTTACACCCTGAGATTAGAACTCCAAGCTGCAAGTCCATTCCACCGACTTGGTTTCGAGATCGAAGTCTCTGAGTCTGGGAATGACACCGAGAAGAAGAGGATTAAGGTAGGAGGGAATAAGTGAGTGTCATCAGGACAATCCGCGACGCTGAACTTTCTATCAACCAAATACTAAATGAGCTTGGGAAGATGCGTAGGGAGGGCGCAAATTCCCAGGATCTTTTGCAGTATGTAACTCGCTCAGAGCTAGATACTAAGCTGGCCCAATTGTCTTTCGCTCAGCGGGGAGTCACGCTACCGAGTCTCTCCAATGACACAGACTCTAACGTACAGAACTCTGTGGTGTATCACAACCTGAGACACTACTTCCGCGAACCGATTCTTTCTGACTCGGGACTTATCCTTCCCGGGGAACCTTCTGATGGCAAATGGACAATCAGTACGGTTCTAAACTCCAGGGTCGATCTTGCTTTTCAGCATAGAAGTGTTAGCAACCCAAGTTTAAACTTTGATCTCTTTATCGACCCGGCGGGAGTTGTCACCATCGGGGGAATAGTTGCACCCACCTTAGACAACACATTCGATAATGGGAATAGTTCTCTCCGCTGGAAGAACTCTTTCTTCGCTGGGAATATTAACCAAGATGCAGAGACTACTCGAAAACAGATTCTAAGCACCTACTACGGAGCAACCGCAGGAACTGCCAATACCATAAATGTCCGACGGGCTCGGGGAACTTACGCAGCCCCTACAGACATTTTGAATGGAGATAGAATCGGGTCACTTGTATTCCAGGGCTATCGAACTGGAGCCTACCGAAATGTAAACTACTGGGATACATATGCTGTAGCCACAGGAGTTGGCGTGGTGGCTGGAGATACTCAGTGGATTACTACTAACCTAGCTGGAGCTTCTGGGATACGATGGGTTTATCTAGCTGATGGACATATTATCCCATATATTACAAACACGATGGATTTGGGAAGGTCCACCGAGCGGGTGAGAAAACTCTGGGCAGTAGATATTGATGTCTCCGGGACAATCACCGGAGTTCTTCCCTCCACCGATGCAAATACTTCTCTCAGCGCAAATGCTTCTGCGAGCCCAACTCTCACTACAAGTTTTGCTGACCTATCGGGAGCTTCTGTAACCCTAAACAAGAATGGCACTTGGCTAATCACTGCAAACATTGTCGGCAGCAAAGAACTGAATGACGATGAGATTCAAGCCCAGTATGTCTATGACGGCTCGGCAGTCTCTGGGATCATAAGAATGGCTGCCAGCTCAGCAACTTTCATACGATCTACTGGTTCGAGATCTTGGATTCAGTCAGTGACAAGTCAGCCAAAGGTAGCTAAGTTGCAAGTGAAAAAGAACTCGGGCACAGGATCTAGTACTGTGGACGCGACAAACTCTAACATAACCGCAGTATTTCTGGCGACATAGGAGATATATGTTTGGACTCGAATCATTAATTATCCCTGCAATTTCTGGATTGGCTGGATTCTTTGGCGGCAAGCCAAGGCAACAGACCCAGGAGACAGCTGGCAGCCGCAACTTCTCTTCCGCGAGCCAAGAGACTCTCGGGCCGGAAGGAGATGCCTTCATGAGAAGTCTCATGCAGCAGATTCTCGGTCGGACGGAGGGTGCCCGCGCCAACCTAAACTCCTACGTCGATGCAGGAGTTGGGCAGATAAATGACAATGCTGGGATTCAGAATCAGCTTGTCCAGAAGATGCTGACAGAAAGAGGAATCCGTGGACCTGCCGCTGCCTTTGCTTCTTTTGCTCCAGAGCAAAGTCGCTTGAAACAGATTGCCCAGTTCAGGGCAGAAGCTCCTCTGGCAATGATGGATCAGCAGCGGGGAGACTTCTCGCAGGCGATGCAACTCTTTGGAATGATGCCGCGAGGACAATCTACTTCTGGGAAGGAAGACTCCAGCCAGAGAACAGTTGGCACTAGCCCGAATACTTCCATCGCAGATATGTTTGCTGGGGCGGGACAAGGACTTGCGAGTACTTTTGGATACAACCAGAGAATGAAGCAATTGAAGAGTGGGTCTAAACCAAGTGGCCCAGATATTGATGTCTAAGGAGACTTTATGGCCCTACATCCAATCATCCAAGCATACATCCAGGCGAGAGATCAGGCCAGTCAGGACTTTAGACAGCAGCAGCAACTTGAATTGGCCAGGCAGAAAGAGGCCAATGACATTAAGCAGTTTGAAGAGAGAATGAAGGCGGAGGCTCAAGATCGAGCGGACAGGAATAAATTCCAGGATGCTCAAATCAAGTTTCAAAGAGCTTTGCAGGAACAAACTATCCGGAATCGAGCCATCGACGACTTTACTTCCGGCCGGCTAAAACCCTCTACCCAGCAATCTCTTAACTCGTCGACCCAGAATCCAGGAGCTTTCCTCCGAGTGGGGGAACCCACTACGGTGGAGACTCTTACCCCGATGCAAAGTGTTCCCAACCCCTTCGGAGACTCTCCAATTGAGATTCCATCGGAGCAAATTGCCACCCCGGAGGAGATGTTTGATCTGAAAGCCTATGGGGCTGGGAAACTTCGTGAAGCTCAAGTTGCGGCTGAAATGCCTGTTGTCCAGGAGAAACTCTCCAACGCGTTTGCAATTGCTGAGGAGAATAGAAAGGCACAGGAGACAAGAGCCAAGACGCAGGCAGAACTCTCCAGGGAGAGAATTGCGGCCCAGAAAGAGATTGCTCGGGGGAATCAGCAAGTCTCGCGGGAGAATAACGCTGCAAGGATTGCTGCTGCTAATTCAAGGGCAGCGAAGGGAGATGGTTCGGCTCCAGATCCTTTCAAGAAAGCTCCCGCGAGGACAAGAGAAGCTGTTCAAAAGACTGCTAACTTTATCGGGACTCTTGACCGATTAATGGATCTTGGGGAGAAGACTGGCTGGGCAGTTCACAAACCTTGGGGTGGGAGTTTTATCGTTGGAATCAATGAGAAGTTGGGCAGGAACTCTAAAGAGCAAACTGAGTATAACAACATACTTGGTCAGGTTAGAATTCAGGCTAAGCAACTTGCAGAGCTGGGAGCATCTCTTACCGCCAACGAAGAGAAGCTGATGGATGACTTTGTCACCAATACCAATATGACTCCCCAGAAAGCCCAGAATGCAATTGAAGTTATGATCCGGGAGCGCGGGACCGATTTAGTTGGCAAGTTGAAAGTGAATGGGATAGATAATGATGAGGCAGGAAGAGTCTTGAATGACATCATTGCTGATTCGTCAGGAGATAAGTCTCGGAGATTTATCGGGCGGTCAAAGAGTTCTGGATCACTGACATTTGTCCCTAGCCGAAGAAAGTCTGAGGTGAAGAAATGAGCTTCTTTAGCGAACTGATGAAAGTACTTCGCGGTGAGAGTGAAGAAGTCCAGAGAAGGAGACAAGCTACTCAAGGAACTTTTGGCACAATAGAATCCACAGATGGTCAAGCTCTAGCCGATATGGTTGGCGGAACAGCAGACTCTGCCGCTGTGGGACTTGGTGCCAAGTTGGGAATGCGGGCTCCAGGACTTTCCAAGGTGATAGCAGTTCCTGCTGGAGCAATTGCTGGTGGGCTTGCTTCTCAAATGATCCGAGAAGGAATCCCCGGCCAGCCGATTGGAAAGCCTCCAGAAGACTTTGAGGGGAAGCTACTTTCTACCGGAATAGACACTGCACTGATGGCAATTCCTGAGGTACCGGGAGTCCTGCAAGCGGGGAAGGGGAAGCTGAAGGAAGTTGCAGCTAAGAGGTTGCTTGGAAAGAATGCAGTACCTGGAGCAGATAAACTCTACCAAGATTTAATCGCTCGGGGAGTACAAGCCCCTGCAACCACTTTTGCCCGTGACGGCAGTTCTCTCCGGAACATTGCAAACTTTGCGGCTGGTCCTGAAATGCAGGAAGCAGAACAGGCCGCAGAGCAAGCTTTAGTGAATCAGTTTAAGGGAGAATTGCAAAGAAGGGGGGTGAATGTAGGAGCCGACACAGCTACTACCGCCCAAAAAGTAACCAAGAGGGCGCAGAGAGTTCGTCAAGCAATAGACAAGACAATCAAAGATAAGTATGGTAAATTCAATGCTAACTTCCGAGATCAAACTGTCTACCCGGTAACTCTGATGGAGGAGCAAGTAGTCCCAGGCACCAAGAACTCTCTCACCGGAAAAGTCTCTCCGGCGACGAAGAAGATGGTCCCGCGGCAAGTAGAGATTCAGGGACCAATTGATGTCACCCCGGTAATTGACGACGTGAGGAAGTCTATTGACGAGATTCTCTCTGTCTCGGCGGGTGAGGGAAACGTCACACTGAAGATGTCGAAGGAGGGAAAGAAGATCCAGAGATATCTAGATCAGGTTCTGGTAGATGAGCCGAGCGGACTTGCTATTGCGGGGATTGAGAATCTGAAAGGACTTCGCGACGAGCTAATGTCTCTAGCGGGGGACAATAAGATGTCCCGGCAAGTAAAGGGTGAGATCCGAAAGCTTGTAGGACGAATCTCTCAGGCAGAGCTAGATAGCGTCAATTCTGGCCAATTGGGCTGGAAACCGGGCGCTGGGAAGGCTCTAGCAGAGGCTAAAGCAGCTCAACAGGCCAAATTGAACCTCTACAAGCTGCCCTCCGGTGAGGGGAATAAGTCTATCGCAAATTCAATTTCTCAGGAGGTAAACAATCTCAAGAAGGGACTTCCCAACCAAGCACCAGAAGTAGTCCTCAGAAAGAGTATTGCCAAGCCGGAGAATGCTAGGGAGGCACTTCGAGCTGGGGCAAGACACGAGGATCTGACGGAAGCATTCTTAGCGAAAGAGTTTCAGGCAGCGACTGGCACTGACGGAACACTCTCTGCTGAGAAGTTTCTTTCCTCGATGCAGGATCAGACCAAGCGGGAAGTCTTTGATGCGGTGATTCCACCCAACTGGAAAAAACAGGATGTGGAGAACTTCAAGTCGCTGCTGAAGAGTCTTGACCCGAAGACAGTAGATAAGGGCAGTGGATTCCTGACCTACAAGAAAGGGAACATCGCTCTTTCTCTCCTCGGAGCTACAATTGCCGGGGCTGCATCTGGCAATATGAGTCCATTTGTTGGGACAGGAACTGCCCTCTTCGCTGGATTTACTCTGGCCCAGAAAGAGCTTCCCAAACTTCTGAAAGATCCAGAGTTTATCCGGCTCGGGCTGAATCTCCAGAAGAATGCAAAAGCTGCTCCGCCAACTGAGATCGTGAAGATTCTAGGCCGGGCGGGAGTAGTTGGGATGGGAAGACAAGTGGGCTCGGACAAGGAAGTACCTGTCAAGTTTACCCCCGAGGGGGAGGTACTTCCTCGCGAAGAGACTCCTGATGAGGTAGAAATCCTCTAGAGCCCAGAATCGTCCTGCCGCCGCTTAGTCTTCCGCTTGGAAGAATCTCTCGGCGGTAACTTGTAAATAGCCAGAGCTTGATTGGTCAGGGAGTATGCGGCATAACCAATTCCGTATGCTTCCTGAATCATTCCGGCATCGACAAGTAGTTGGACCAACTGTTTGAACTGCTCGGGAGTTGTATCCCCGAGATGCTTTGCCAGGAAGGTTTTCCTGTCCATCGTGTAGTCTGGACACTGGATCAAATCGTTCAAGAACATCTGCCCGATATCCGCTAATTCACTCTTCCCACTTACCATCGCGTAGCTTTCGTAGTTTGGAATAAGTGTCGTACACTGCTCTATCGCTTCCTGCATATCTTCCTTAGTGATCTCCAGGCAGGTTTTAGTTCCCACAGCTAGAATCATCGCCAGCTTCAGAACCCCCGTGTGAATCCTTCCAATCACCCCCGTCCGATCCTTCTTCAATCTATAGCTCTCCCGCAAGTTTGAATACCAAGTTTCGTAAACTTGAATAGCCTCTTCGTGCAGTAAAAACTTCCCCTTCAACTTGGCTATGTCTGTCAGACTTGCTATCAGAGGCTTCTTGTCATATTTGACGGGATCTACCCTGAGAAGAGAGTTTGCTGCTCGAAACTCATTTGGCTTGACGAGAAAGGTTCGGCCGAGAAGTCCTCCGTAGATAGCTCCCTGGTTATAGACATCTTTCAGGTAAGTTTCATTACTGGCCGCCAGCATGGTGACGCAGTTGTTCTTGATGTGAATCTTCCCCGTGGATTTCAAATTGACCGTGTACTCTTCTCTGAAGTCGTAGATGTCTGTCAGGATTCTAACTGCGCTTGGATCTTCTACAATCGCGGCGGCAAGTTCCTCTGCTACGATGATACAGCTCCCACCTTTCAAAGCTCCCAGTGACTTATTAGTGCTCTGGTTAGTTCCTGCCATGTCATCCAGAATTGCTTGGATGGAAGATCTTCCCCGGATGAGTTTAGTATTGCCCACCCCGGAAAGTATCTGGTGGGTGATTGCTAATCCCTGACCTTTCCGGTGCTCGGCGGAGTCTGCTAGGAGAACTACATAGATGTTGGGATACAAGTTCATGCTACCTAAGTTCAGGTAGCAATTGTCTCTGAGTGTAGCAGACACGGCTGCATAAGCACTCCAGAGAAAAAAGGAGCCAGGGGATTCTAATTCGTCTGTATAGGACAGATAGGCGTTGATGAAATTCATCAGTCAATGTGCTCCATGTGATACCAATTCTGCCGACCAATCTCTTTCTCGATGGGGATAACTAATTCGATGTCCCGGTAAACTGAACCCTTCCGAAAGTCTATCGGTTGGGTCATTTCTTTGCCTACAATTTCTAAATGCCTCCCTATGTTTTCCACTGGGACATCCCAGAGCAGAGCGTCATGCCCTTCGTAAAGAAGTAAATTGTGCGAATCTGTCTTCTCCGAGATTCTAAGTGCTGAGAACTTAACATCGTCAGAGACAACTCCCTGAGGGATGCAAGCAAATGCCTCTTTGAAAAGGTTGTCGTCTACTCTTCCGAAGAACTGCCTTCTCCGGCCGTGGGGAGTAATCAACTGGCGATTCTTCCGGATGAGGTCCCTTATCTCTTGGTGAAAGACTCCTCGCGTTCTGGGACTAAACTCATGGAACTTTACTAGCAGCGGGGCACAATACTCTTTCGGCTTCTGAGTCATCAGCATAAGAGTATTCACGCCCATGTCGTAGTTTCCCCCGTGACGAAAGGTTTTCGCATCGGCATATTCGTCCGTACCTTTTATAATCTGCTGCGGGGCACAATCGAAGAGCCAACTTCCGGTGAGGCAGTGAACTCCCGGCTTCCGATCAAACTCTGGGAGGAAGTCTAGGTTGTCAGCAAGTACTTCCACCACCCGAGCTTCCGCCTGAGATTTATCTACCTCGATGAAAGCATGTCCTCGGCGGGGAACAAACATCATGCGAATGTCTTTCCCGTAGCGAACTCCGTCGATCTTGAAACCATGCTTCGGAATACATTGATACGTATTGCCAAGGTAGTCACCTACCCGAAGAACCCTCTTGCCCGTTTTCTTTGTATGGTAAGAGAATAGACGGTCGATACACTTTCCGAAAGACGTTCTTCCATTCTCGGTGCCATGTAGTTTGGCCGAAGACCTGAAGGTGCCGTCAGGATACAGCTCAATATCAAGTATCTGAAGGATTTTGTAAATCTTGCGAATACTTGAGATGTTGCGGAGAATCTGTAGCCCTTGACTTCCATACTTGTTATTCTCCCCCTCATGGATGATTAAGTGATCCAGAGTGTCTTCGTCAGTGGACAGCGCCAGCTCCCCATTTGCATTCTTGCGGTAAGTCTTCTTGAAGCCAAGCATCTCATAAATCACTTCCTTGCACTGGGCAGGCGAGAGCGGGTTAAACTCCGGAATGTTGATTGTAAGTTGGATGTCAAGTGTTCTGGACTGGGCAATGATCTCGTAGCGATCTCTCAGCTGGGCCTGAACTTCTGTATCCACCTGGAATCCCCGCCCGTCCAAGTCTTTGTACAGGAAGTAAAGTGGCATCACACGATCTTGATAGAAGTCCCAGAGTCCCTCCTCCTTCAACTCTTTCTGCTGCTCAGAGTAAATCTGGTGAGTTACCAGCGCGTCCTTAGCGTTGTAGATGTAGAGTCTTTCCTTCGAGTGGATCTCTGGATCGAACTCCTTTCCCTCATCCTTATAGTAAGGCATGTCGGTATAGAGGGAGGTCAGGAAGTCTAGCCCCTTGGGAAACTCCGGGTAGAGGGTGTGCGCCGCCAGCATTGTATCGCCTACGATTTGATTCACTGGGAAGAAGAATCTCTCCATGATTGTCTGGTCGTACTTGATATTCTGGTTCACCTTTGGAATCTTGGAGGAAGCTAGGTACTTCCCGATGTCCATCCACATCAGGGTTGCATGGGCGACATCTATCTTCCGGTCGAGAAGTGGCACGCAGACGGCTTCTTTTCCGTCGAAGCAAAGTCCTATGCAGGTAGGAATCCCGTAGAGAGTTTCTATGTCGAAGGTGGAGAACTCGAAGTTACGGATAGACCGGTTCAGGTAGTTCTTCAAGCTAGTAGAGTCTTTGCAGATCCAGATATTCCCAGGCTCTTTGTACTCTGTGAAGTTCTCGTGGTGAGGAATTAGTTTCCTCAGGTCATTGATTGTGTAGAAGCGACTTGCATGGTCCACCCAAATCTCCTTGGGGCCATAAACTGCTCCGACGCGAACCGGGTGGCCAACTTCTTTCGCCCAGTCGGATCTCAGTGGGAGAACACTTCCTCTCAGCTTGGTAAACTTATTGTAGCCAGTTAGTACATTCAGGGCGTCTGGCCCCGTCGCGAGGATTAGTCTCGGCTTGGTTTCTACTACCTCCTGATGGAGAAGTTCTGTGGTGGAATGTCCCGACAGCTCGGAGACAATTGCCTCAGCGATTCTTAGAGCCGAGTTCTTATCTTTGGCCTTCCTGGAATGCGGTGGAGGGATTACTTTGTAGAGATAAGTGCGATAGGTGGAAGTATAGAGCCCTCGGAATCCCGCGTCGTTAAACATTCCTAGCCAGTGATTTGTAACGGACGGGGAGGAAAATGCCTCCCCCCGCTTGAACTCGTCCTGAAAGCCCCAGTCACCAACTATCATTAGGGATGCGGATTCTCTCCCCGACGGGGCAATCAGGCTCTGGACTTGTTCTTTGTGCTTTGATAGTTTGGACATTTTTCCTACTTATTTTTCTCTAGTACTTCCCGCTCGGCTGAAAGATCCCGCTGAGTTGCTTTAATGGCATCAAAGCTTCCCCCATACCTCTTATGAAGTTTGGCAATGTTGATAAACTGCACAAACTCGAATTGGTCCTCTTGACCTTCTAGTAGGAAGTCTAGGAGAACGGATAGATACCACATCAGATCTCCAGCCTCTTCAATTAGATTCACCCTATCCAAAGGCTTTCCATAGAAGAGATGTTTCTTGAGCTGATCTAGTAACTCACCAGATTCTGTTGCCAGCCCAATGGCAGCGTGAAGGGCTCTTACTGTCTCTGGAGTAAATCTTGCTTGGATCTGCTCCGGTGTCAGCTTACTTTCAGTCTTGAGACAAAGCTGTTGATATTCGTGATTTTTCATGGTTAGATTCCTAGGGAGAGTTGATTCGGGTCGATTTGAATTCTTTCGAGTCTTTCCAGTTCGAGCTGAGTTACGCAAAACCAAGCGACTTTCGCCAAGTGGTTTTCCGATCGGTCGCCGTTGCTCCACAGCATCAAATGTCGGATGGCGTTTGCATTCCGCTTGCGCTGATACTCTGGGTCGCAGACACCTTTCTTCCAGTTGTTTCTGCCATACTTACCTTTCTCTCCCTCCTGGAATTGCTCGGAGATGGCAAGTAAACTATAGTAGGGAATGTCCATCAAAGACATCATGGGCTGAGGAGTAATTGACCCGGCGCGGCCAATCTCTGCCCCACCTTCTCTCTGTCGAGCTTCCTCTACTTGGCTCATGGTTACTCCTGGTTTGTAGAGAATCGAGTCCTGAAGTTTTGCTTGGACTAAATCATCTAGGAGAGGGACTGGATGCGGAATCCTCTCTTTTGCTACCATCTCTTCCTCTGCCATCTTGTCTCCTCCTAATCCAATTCCTGTCACATCTTTTACTGTCAATCCTGGAATCTGAAGTCCCAGTTTCTCCGCTTGAATGAAAATATCCCAGGGAATCTCTCTCCTCACAGCCGGATCAAAGACCCCTTTCTTTACCCAGGAAGTGAAATCTGGGTAAGATAAGTCAATGTTCCGAAGTTTCTCCAGTGTGGCTAGGTAAGAAGGTTTCTTCTCCCATAGCCACTGAGGAATCCAGATGTCAATCTTCACATCTTCGCTACAAAGTCCTAAGCTGGGTTTCCACTTAGTTTCCGCCAACCCTTTCATGATTCCGGAGGGAGCAAAAGTATCCCCATGATCTATAACTGCCATGAGCATAGAGATATGTTTAGGATCATCAGAGGCTGCAAAACTGGAAAACCAAACCTTGAGGTTCTTATCCCAGTAGAAAGTCTTATCCCCAATATCTGGAACGTCTAAACTTGACATCCCAAAAGTTGCACCTTCAATGTAGTCTGGCATAGAATTGTCTCCTGAAAAAGTAAATCAGCCGGAGGGTTTGCTAGGCCCCCCGGCAATCTGGCTACGCCAGGGTTAGAACATCTCGCCGACTTCAAATCCCGCGGGGAAAACATCCGAGATTTCCGGACGGTTCTTCCCTTCATAGGGCTTCATGGTAACACGGGCGACATACTCTTTCCCGACCATGGAATCAGTGTCGAGATCGAGTTCCTCTTCCATCTCTTCCACATCATCGAACTTCTCCCCGGTGACAACTGAAACCAGCGGGAGAAATCCTACCAGATAGTTCATATAGTAGGATTGAGTGATGGTCCGGCCCATCATCTCGGAGTCTTTCGGTCCGGTGACTTCATTCACGACAGTCACTTTCAGGGTAGCATTCCCCGACTTGGACTTGTGTTCTTCCGCCTTGATTGAGCGGATGCGGAGAGTATAAACTCCCGCTTCAATGTCCATCGTCGCGAGAATCTGTTCACGAGTAATCTTAAGCAGTGCCATAAAGTGTCCTTATTCCTTTATCCCTTTCGGGGATTTACTTCTCGTCAGGGGAGCTTGGTGCCCCACTGAGTTCTTTCCACATAGTGTAGAAATCCTTGCCAGTAATCTCCACAGGTTTCATGGGGAGACTAGTGAAAGTCGTTCGAGCCAGATCTGATCTGAAGTTCACAAAGTGCTTCATCTTTCCGGCTGATTCCTTAGCTTCAAACCGATAGACTTCATCGAAGTGAATTAAGAGGTTTTCTGCAACTTTGTCTCTCAGGGTGATTCTCTCCCCGATGACAATGTTTTCCGCAAACTCATTCCCGTCTCCGGGCGGCTTCCCATACCTCTCAGTGATATGCGCCGTAAAGATTACATTGATGCCGGGAATTGCTTTCAGAATGTCTACTAACTCATCCAAACCACTGGACTCGTATCCGTAGGCAGTCGGGGAAGCAATCGCTAGATTAGACTTCACCATAATCCCCCTTTCATCTTTGTACTCATTCTTTCGGCTACCACCTGAAAGTAGGGTCCCTTCATTCCGCAGGAGACGAGTAATCGTAGTGGCAGAGTCTATCACCAGAGTCTTCCTGTCCGACTTCCCTTTCTGGATGTCATTCAGAATCGTCTCCAGAGCTTTCTCCAGCTGATTCCAAGTTCCTCCTGGTGGGATTGTCTCCACGAAGACATCTTTGTGCACGTTCCAACCATTGATGGCGGCAAGTGCTCCACGGATTCTTAGGTCTGAGTCAATCACTACTGACTTAGGCCAAGAACAGGCGGCAGAAGTCTTTCCATGGCCGGACTTCCCGAGGAAGAGGCCAAAGAACCTTCCCCAAGGATCTATCTTGTTAATAGACACCATGAGCTTTCTCCAAGTCTACCCAGACAGTGAATCCGCGGACAGATTTCGTCCCTGGGTTGTACCTCTCTCGAACGTCAAGTACCCCAGGTTTCCAGATTTTCTCCATCTGTTTTGTGATGGTCTGGGAATAGTCTCGGGGGACATAGTACTCTTTGATCGAGTCCCCCTCTGGAGCTTTCCAAATTGGATATTCTTCCATATCTAGTCCTTTCTTCTTTCGAAGGTTTGCCTCTAAGGCGTTTTAGAATACCAGCTCATCCTGGTCTTCGTCATCCTCTTTCGAGTCCGGAAACATTTCCCTGAAATCAGGTAGCTCTTCCGGATCTTTGAGGGGAAGCTTTGCGTCATGGAGATTGAAAATCCCCTGAATGATTTGTTCGGTTTTGCGAGATTCCATCGTGTGCGCTGTGTTTTCACTGTATCCTTTCGCAGTGGAACACTTCTTACAGATTGGATGCTTTAGCTTCAGGGAGTAGGTGTCCAGGAGAAATAGCTCAGTGCATTGGTTGCAATGAACTCTCTTCCCGATGAGAAACTTCTTCACCCAGACAAAGTTGCACTCAGGGGCTCTGCATCGGAACTGATTCTGACTCTTGGCAACTCTCTCCAGCGTGTGATAGTGCTGCTTCGGGTTAGCTTTCATCCTTATCTCCTACTGCTATTGCAAGTGCAGTGCAGAAGAGACAAATTAACCAGAATCCAAGGTAGCCAATGAATAGTCCTAGAGTGATTATGGCTATTCGGAAGAGGAAAGGCATTGAGACTTCCTCCAAGCTTCCAAGAAGATTCGATACTTCTCTTCAAAGTCAATCTTTCTATCGGGCCTTCTCCAGGACCTAACGAAATTGTACTCCAGCCCAGTTGCCAAGGCCATTGCACTTGCGCCGCCGTGAGTGTTCAGGTAGTAGAGAAGTTTCTTCAGAGTGAAAGTACCTCTGGCGAGATCATCTCGAATCACTTTCTCCTGTGCAAGAGTTGTCCTCTGGATCTTTCTCCTGTCCGGCGGGTTAGGAGGTTTCTGGAGAACTCTTGTCGTACCGGGAGGTCTTCCTCTTTTAACCATTCTCTGCTCCTTCAATCTGTACCAGTGGATTGTCTCCCAGCTCCTCGAGTGTCCACGGTTTCCACTCTTGCTTTGGCTGGTAGTAATGCTGGACAATTGTCTCCCAGTTAGAGTGTACCCGACAGAGCCGAGTGTACTCGCAGGGGGAGAACTTACCCATACACTGTGTTTCATTGGTTTCAAAGTCCCCGCTCTCCAGGGCTTCTGCCACCTTTTCAAAGTTGCGCAGGAGCTTCTCTCCCCACCAGTCAAGTGTCATCCGAGAGAAGTGAAATGGCTGGCGGTGATTGTACTCCCGTTTGTAGTTGTCCTGAGTTCCAATGTAGTTGAATACTGCGTTCCTGACATTTGCTACGAAGCAGTAAGTGAGCGGCTGAGGATCTCTTTCGTGCAGGAGATACTTTGAACTCTGCGTCTTGTGATCCACGATGGTTGGCGCCCCAGTAGAAGTGTCTACCAAGTCAATTCTCCCCTCCAGGATGAATTTATACTTAGCACTTTCAAAGAGGACGTAGGAGAAACCCAGCTCGACAAAAATCTTGCCTCCGGGGGATACCATCGGCTGGAAGTCCGAGTCTTGATACTGGATGACGTAGGTTGTGAATTTGGAGATAAGTTTCTGGTAAACCAGTTTATCCATACCTCCGGGAACGCTCGGGCTGAAGTGTTTCTTGGCGTAGTCGATTGCCAGAGCATGACTTTCCATCGGCGGGAGTTTCTTGCTCAGGCCGACATAGTGGCAGTCGAGAAGTCCATGCATCGCGGTTCCAAAGGAGAGAGCAGGAGAAACATGGCCGCCGATTGGGATGATGGAGCGGAAGTATTTCCAGTACCAACTCCTTGGGCAAATCATAAACTGCTTGACCTGAGAAGCATCCAGCGTGATTACTATCTGCTGGGGAGAATCAGACTGCTGCGTTGGATTCACTTTCTTCCTCCTCTCTATCCTGCTGCCTCTGATTCACTTCGTTGATGAAGTTCTGGAGAAAAGTAATTGCTTCCTCAAAGTTTCTGCAAGACTTCTTAGATCCAGCGAAGAGTGTTTCTCCCTCCTCTTCAGTTAGCCCGAGGAGTTCCGCTGCTTTAGTCATCCAGTTTCCCATACTTAGGGCAGAGTTAAAGTTGGGCGAGTAGAGATCCTCCAGGTTTTCCTTCCAAGCGAAGAGAGCAATTGTCCACCCGGCAAAGCAAGCAGTGGTGGTACAATCTTGGATGAACTCTTCTACGGAGCAATTGTATTTCTTAGCCTCTTGAAGTGACCCTGGGCAATCCGGAAATACCCTAGCAAATTCTCCGAAGACAAAGTCATAGTCGAATCTCTTCGGCTCCTTCTGAATCTGTTCAATCAGAAGTTGAACTCGTGCGTTCCTTTGGCAGATAGTCATCCTTCCTCCTCCATGTCTTTCACGATTTGCTTTACCGTCTCCAAGGCTTCCTTAGCTTCGGCAAGTCTTGCTTGAATGTATGCTTTGATGGATTCACTTTCTTCTGGTCTGGATTCCAAGTCTGCCAGCCAAGAAGTGTAGTGGGCAATTTCAGTTTCAGCATCTTCCAGAAGTTGATTCTGAATAATCCTCTGCTTAGCTTTCTCCGTGGTGCTCATCTCTACATCTTGAAGAGTCTTTTCAACTCTTCTACCTCCTGATTAGTAGATTCGGTCGCGGCGGGAGTCTCCTCCGGGATGGGGAGATTCTCCAGGTCAATCACTCCTGCCTTGTGCAAAGAGATTGCGGCGAGGAGAATGGTTCGGATGAAAACTGGCAGTGTGTGGGGGCATCCACCAGCCCTTTTATCCATGGAAGTTTGAAAGAAGTCGTAGATTGGACCTGGGATCTTTAGTCCGAAGAGGGCAATTGCTACTACCAAATCTGAATGATGGTAACAAAGCATCATAGATTCAGGATCTGATTTAGCCATCAGAATCTTTGAAGCGATTTCGTAATTGGTCATTTAGTAGTTTCCTGTTGATTTGATTTGATCGAGTTTACTCTTGGTCCGGCAGACCTAGAACCTTGCGAATCTCTCGGATGGCTTGGTTTACTTTATCCAGGTTACTTCCCATACCTAGGATAAGTAGAAAGATGAGAACGTCTACCCAGATAAGTACCCAGATAGCTTGTTTCAGCCCTGCAATTTCTTCTACCATGGGGTTTTCCACTCCCGACCGCATTCCAGGCAGATACACTTTCTATTCACCGGGCGAGTTAGACTTCGCGGGGAACAGAATTGCCTGCAAGAGAGTTCTGACCAGACTTCCCGCCAGACCAGAAGTGAATGCTTCAGGTAAAGTGGGATCAGGCGGAGAATCGCTAGTACGATCTCAATCCCTGTTGCTAACTTCACGGCTGCCTCCTCTCTCCTCACGGAGAAGTCTCATGAGAGTCTTACTTGGCTTCAGGCGACTTGCGTTCTGAGGGAACTGATTCTCGGGGAGCTGTTGCAATTCCTTCACTTTCTGGTCGATGATATCTTGGGCTTCCTGCCAGGTTAGTTTAGGCATTTGAGTTCCTTCCTGTCTCGTGAATTTTGAGCGGCGACTATTTGCCGCAAAGCTTTGATCCCGACGGATACATCTTTGTTGTAGAGAGTGTGCTCTTCAGGGAGTTTAGCTGCGAGTCGAAAAGCTTCTGGAGTGACTTTCTCGTTCATGAAGAGTAGTTCCTTTAGATCATGATCTAATTGAAGAACTTCCTGGGCTACATCTAGAATTTTATTGATCCTATCTCTGGATATCTGAGGAAAGTTAGCCGTGACAGTAAACCCTGCTATGCAACAACTGGCTCCACAATCAGCTTCCAGAACTGTTTTGAGTGGCTGGGTATATCTCCGATTCATGCCATCTATAGGAATATAAAACTCATAGTTCATGTCAAAGTTCTTTTCAAACTTCTTCATGAGCTGAATCGTTTTCCCCATCCTACGATTTCTGGTTGAGATGGAAATCTTTCCGAGTTGAATCTCTTTAGCCATTTACTTTCTCCTCCCGGCTTTCCTGAATCGCGCGCGCCCAGTCCCGATTGTTCTGCCGGGCGATTACTCTCCGGAAGACTTCGATACAGTGAACTAGATCAGAGTTTGGAATTTCATGACTTGCTAGAAGCTCCGGTTCATCCCCAACTTCACTTCCGATGGTGAGGACATTTGGGAGAAATATATAACCATAGATGAGATACATCCAGAGATCAATGTCTAGCCCTAGCTCTAGCCTGATCTCATTCAAGATACAGCAACTGAAATCCATCCCTAGAGCTTCTGCAATGAAGTAGGAGAAGTCTGTGGAACTTGAATTCATCGAGAAGAGTTGGGTCCCGTCGGGATTCTTCTTCCCCAGCATCGAATCTACCGCGTGATGGAAGACTTTCCACCTGCGGATATTCTGCATTGAGCATTCTGCAATCGCTGAAGTGTTTACCATGAAATTGTACTCCTCTCGCTGGAAATTGGTGGCTCCCACAAGTAGGGGAGGTCGGGAGTTAGATCTGGCTCGAAGTAGTTTCCGTAGTGTTCTGGAAGCTTGCGGAGTAAGTTCGAGCGATGACTTTGGTAGACCTCGGGGCGAAAGATTGGAATCTCTATCTCCGCCGGGAGTTCGTAGAGTTGCATTGTGTTTTTGAATCCGCGATAGATCCATTCCAGAATGCAAAGGTTGGCGTAGTGTTTGAGGGCATCTGTGTGCTCTCGCCACATGTTGTTTACCGGATGATTCTTATACCCGTAGCCGGGAATCTCTATGGCCCGGAGAATCTGTAGACACTCAACTCTCTGCTTGCCAAGTCTCTTATTGTCGAGAACTGAAACTGAGCAGATGAGAGTCTCGTGGGGGATGAAGACTTGCATTCTACTTCTTCCCTCCATTTCTCAATCGGAAGATGATTGCGTCGAGAAGATCCTCTATCTTGGTAAAGAACCAGACGAAGAAGACAAAGAGTGAAAGAGTCTGATACCAGGTGAGTGTTTCGAAGAGGCTCATCTCTGTCTCCATTTAGTTTGCAGGAAGCAGACAAGTGCGGATAGGTAGTCTCCAGCGGCGAGCCCGAAGAGAATCAGGCCAATCATCCCCCAGGGACCACAAATCTCCCAGTAGACATTCCAGAGCAGGTTGAAAGTGTTTAGCATTTGGGAAGTTCCTCCGAGCAGTAGGCAAGTTCAAAGAGTTCCATATCGGCCTCAACTACTGGCCAGGCAGATTCGCCTTCAGAGAGAAGTTTCTCCATCCATCTCTGGAAATAGACTTCCACCAGAGAGATAAGATCCTCTAGGGGTTTCTCCCAGGCGTAGGGATCTAGGAAGGCGGAAGTGATTGTGAGAAGGTAGTCGTGGGGATTGATTGGATCTCCAGTGGTGAATCTCTGGGAGAGTTCTACTTTGAAGGAAGGGAGTTTACCCTCCGAGGGAAGTTCCTTGAAGAGGATGGAAGATTCCCGGAAAGTCTTGGCCGGGTTGGAGAAGTCGAAGTTGTGGATCCGGATGATGACTTTCTGCGTCTCGATGGGATACTGTGATTGAAGTTTGTTTACTTGAAGCATGTCTTTTCTCCTAGATGTCTATTACTGGCCAGAGCTGAGCTTGTTTGATAAGTTTACGCATTTCCCGAGTATTCTTGATTCGAAGGATGTAACTGTTGACTAGTTTATCTACTAGCCTAACTGCTACATACTTGCGTTTTGTAAGAGGTACTCGGTAGAGAAATTGACCTGAAACTAGAAGTGTAGTTTGCATTATATGTCTGCGAGTTCGAGCACTGCCTGAATATCTTCGAAGGTGGAAAGGTCGTTGAAAAGATTTAATGAGAATAGTGAGTCTGGGTGAGCTTCAGTAAGGTTTGGATAAAGTAATTCAGCCGCTGCCTTAACATCCTCGAAAGCTTTAATTTTCTCCAAGGGTCGTCCTTGATAGCAGAGCATGATTGCTCCATAGAGATCCCATGAGACAGTCTGTTCTTCATTGTAGAAACATGCTTGACCCTGAGCATTTCTTCCCTGGAAGTGTCTGGCCCAATTGTCCCTCGTGAGAAAGTCTTTTACTTTTTGCATTCAGTTTTGCCTTTGCCTTTCGGCGCTTTGGATTCCACTTCCTGAAAGGCGGAAATGAAAAGTTTGAAAACTCGTTTCCGGTTTCTGAATTCTCCATACCTTAAAGGAAGAAGAAGATAGAAACTGGGGGAGATAGTGGGTACTAGGAGTACTAGTCGTACTGGGAGTACTGGGTAGGCTAGAAGTACTGGGCGTACTAAGTGTACCGTGAGTACTAGAAGTACTGGGAAGACTAGCCTGTCTAGTACTACTGGGTCCTAGGTGAAAAAGTGGGAGGGAAGTTTCCTCCCCTCCCGAGTCCACTATAGGAGAAAGTCTAAAGCCGAGAAGAGAGAACCCTGCTAGCTAGCTCCATGAGAAACCCTTTGTCCTGGGTAGCGTCAAAGGATTGCATGGAGCCGTAGTCTACTACCTGAGCAAAGGTTTGCCGTTTCTCTTCCACCATATCAGAGAAATATTGATCGATTGTCCTGGGGGCAATGCAGTAGCAGTAGGAGACAGGCCGAGTTTGGCCGATGCGATTGAATCGAGATTCCACTTGCTCCTCGTCGGCAGAATTCCACTGCCTTTCAAGTGCATAGACATTATTGCAAACCTGAAGATTCAACCCGACACCTCCAGCTAATTGAGAGAGAAATAGAAGCTTTCTGGAAGGGTCATCAGTGTAGACCCTGGCAATCTCGGCTTTTGCTTCATTGGAATCACTCCCAGTGAGAGAGAGTGGATCCCACTCACGGCACATATACATGAGGATATCCAGTGGGTCCCTATGGTGAAGAGTGATGCAGAGTTTCTCCCCCTCGGGTAGTTCTTGCATCGCTTCATTTACAATCTCTGCCATCACGGGAGCTTTTGCTCTGGCTGTGATTGATCGAAGTTTGTTAAGCCATCCCAGGAGTGAATCGCATTGGATTGCCCCTAGGTCTTTCTCAGCATGTAGCCAATTGTCAAAGAGATCAAGAGTCCGATTGTAAGAATTCTTAATCTCGCCGTCTTCAATTGGGACATCTAGAAAGTAACGCTGGAAGGGAGGGAGATCGGTAGCGACTTCTGTTTTGAGGCGGCGTATCATCAATTGAGAAAGTTCCTGATAGAAGGAATCCTCCTTCCAGGGAGCGATTCGGGAATACTTCCCTTTCTCATCTTGAATCAGCCAGCGTGATGTGAAATGCGCTCTGCTGGGATAGTTCGCACGGTCCATGATATGGAAGATCGGGTAGAATTCATCCGCTCGATTCTTGATCGGGGTCCCTGAGAGAAAGATAACCCGTTTGAACCGATATTCCCTCAGGGTAAGCAGATTCGCTTTGAAGAAGGTTTCGAGGGCTCCCCCGCGCATGGATTTCTCATTCTTGAATGAATGGCATTCATCAACGATAACCCCATCGAAGAGAGTCTTATTGGTATACAAGTCTTTCCGGCGGGAGAATGTATCCATGGAGACTACATACAGACGGAATCCAGGGATGAGGGGGACGGCGCTAGACGTGATTGGGAAGCAAGCTAGTGTTGAAGAGTCTAGCCAATCCTGAATCTCTTTGATCCACTGGTAGACTGTCACTCCCTTCACAATGACTAGGATACATTTGCAATCCTTCATGGCAACTAAGGATTGGATTGTCTTCCCTAGTCCCATATCGTCTGCATTCAGGGAGATCGGACGGGAGCGATGGAAGTCTACGCCGGATTCCTGATAGTGGCGAAGAGTCTTGCTACCAGAGAGATTCTGGTGACTAGAAGAGACTGGCGAAGCGGAGCTAGTTAGCATTGGTTCCCCCCTGGGTTTTCAGAAGTTCTCTGGCATACTCCGCTGTGAGTCCGGCTTTCATCATAGCTGCGATTGCCTTCTCTTCAGGGGAGAGTTTCTTCTTTCCCGGTTTGGGGAGAATCTTGGGTTGAGTCTCCCGATCGGCTATCGCTTGCTTAACCTTAGCTGCATCCCGATCGGCAACTTCTTTCTGAATCTTCTTCTTTCCGTCCGCTACCTTCTTCTCTTCACCGCGTTTCAATTCCTGGGTGATGGTGGAAATCATCCCTAGGAGATATCCCCTCAGGCGGGAAACTTGGGCAGGGTCCATAGAGTGAATAGCGGAACGCATTGTCACCGCTCCCACTTGCTCCATGGTACCGCCAATCTCGGTTAGTTTAGTGTACTGCTTTTCAGGATCATAGATCACACGAACCATCCCGAGTCGGAAAAGATTTAGAGTAGTTAAGTCTCCCTCAGAGAAGAGAGGTTCGTCCGGATTCTTTGGTTGAATCTGAGTCTCCAGAGGGGGAAGTTGATTCAGGAGTTGATTCAGGGTTAGAGTCTTTTTCATTTGGTGATAGCCTCCCACTGGGCGATTGATTGAGCGATGGTTTCCTTCAGTAGGGGAGAGTATCGTTGAGAGACACTATCAATCATCATGTGTAGCATCTTACGGCCAGTATCAGACTGGAGGGCAAATAGGAGAAAGTCTTTCTCTAGCTCTCTCATTTGAGGAGCGAGAATCTCTTTTTCCTTCAATTTATCAATCTGGAGTTTTAGCTCCCGATTCTCTTCTCTGATTCGTTTCCATGGGTTGTTTTCTGTATCGAAACTCATTTAAGGTTGTCTCCTCTGAGCTAGGCTCAGGCTATAGTGGTTTGGGTTTAGGGATTCTCTTCTGTGAGAGTTTATCCATTTGGGGAAGTTATCTCCCTGGGGGAAGTCTAGTATCGTCCAATAACGATGTTTCCGGAAACTCCCTTCCGAATAAAGAGAGCGTAATCAGGGTAGACCTTATAAAGGATAGTCTCCCCCTTAGGAACAATCGTTTCAGCCGCTGGAACTACTGCCAGATTATCAGTAAAGAGACAATCGTCAGGCAGGATTACTTCTATCAGCGGGTTAGATAGGATATCCCAAATTCCTTCCATCGAATTTGCTTGCTTTGTGGGGATTTCGCTCATATGCATCATTGTTTCTAATCCTCATTTACTTTTCGGGTGAGTCTCTCTTAGGTAGCAGAGTATAGGTCAGTTCTGCTACCGCATGGAGCACGGCGGGGGAGTGAACCCAGGATGCCCCAGGTATGATGGTATCACGGTCCCAGCATGGTAGCAAGCACTATATCTGCCCTAAAATCAACGATTTAGCTCAATCGAGCCCGATTGCCCCTCTGTACCCTGGGGGTGTACGAGGGGGGTCCAAATGGGGGGATATTTTTGTAAACATTGTCTTTTTTCTCTCTTTTTTATATAATAATATATTATCAATAAATATATAGAAAAATAACCCCTTTAGATTCAGTGGGGGGGAGATCTCTACCCCCAGGAGGTGACTTCGACGTGGCATGGGGGGAATGGTAGCATTTCCAGCTAACCTATTGAATCTATTCGAGTTAGCTCATGGTAGCAGATTCCCCAACTATATCGCCCTCACTTGCCCCCCATACTGAGAGCGTTCCCCTGCCATGCTGGGATTGGTAGCAACTTCCCGAGAACTCTGCTACCAAGGTCAAAAAATGAAAGTCTTTTCAGATTTCTAAACCTCACTTTCAGGAAAGACAATCCCCAGAGGGGTTTACTCACACTGAAATCACTTTCAGTCTACTAATCAGATCGACTTTAGGCAATTGCCTTCCGAGGGGGGCAGTAGCGGAAATCCAGATTGATTCGCTGGCGGGGCTCCTAGGTGGCAAGAAACAAGTTTCATAGAAAAAGAGAAATTGCAAGGGGAAAAGTGATTCATGAAAAGACTTTCAGGAAACCCGTCCCGCGCGCGTTACCTTCTGTATAGCTGGCCACTGGCCATAGCTCACCCCCTGGGTGGATTGAAGAAAGTTGAAAGAAAGTAGGTTCAATCGAGCGAAATTGTGCTAATCTAGAAGAGTAGAGACTAAGCCTCTCTTAAATCAAACCGCTGCAATGCAGCTAAGGATACAATCATCATGGCCACTGCTCAAGTGAATCCCGCTCCCGCTCCCGAGGTTGAAGAGATCGAGGTATCTCGCAACGTCCTGTCTCTGGAAACCTTCACTGACGTCAAGTTGACGGGGACCGTCAAGCACCGTCCGGTTTCCTCGATCGAGGAATTCCTCTCCCGTTTCGAGTCAACCGAGGCCGCTCTGAAAGCCTGCAATCTGGGACTCCGCCGCGATACGGTTCTCTCCGCTCGGCTCACCCTGGGGACCGACAATCCGATGTATGTCAGCAACTCGAAACCAGTTGCGGCTTTCCTCTCGGCGTTTGGCATGGTCCCGCCTCACGTTTCGATCACGGACAAGAAAGCGAAGCGGCGTAGCATCTTGGCCGCGATTGCAAAGCAGCCTGCTTTGCTTGAAGCTTTGAAGTCGGTGGCTGCTCAGGACACTGGCGAAGAGGATGAAACTCCGGCCGACGAGTAACCCAGGGGGAGCAAGTCTCCCCTTCAATCCAATCTGAAAGGCGAGGGAATCCGAAAGGGTTCCCTTTCTTGCGTCTGGACTCAGGAAAGCT